CTTCCTATATCATGCGGTCTCAAGTGATGACCCCCGATTTGATTTTTGGAATCGTAAGGTTTTGAAAGCAATAGTCTATGATAAAGATGATCCTACAAAAGTCCATGTTCTGTGGCCGGAGAAATGGCCACAAGAAGTTCTTGAGGCTCGGAAAGAAGAGATAGGAGCATCGGCATTTTCAGCAGAATATCTTAATGAGCCGGTTTCAGAACAAGACCGCATCTTGGTAATAGACCCCCGCAAAAATGAATATAGTGTTGAGGGGGAATTCGACTGGAAAAATCCATTAGCTCACACTGGATTGATAAAATGGACAGAGCGGTATATGGAGCCAGGTCGTAGAGTTTATAAAGACTGTGAGAAACCATTCCGAGAACTCGTGTTGCCGATGTTTCGTATTCTGCTGTTTGACTATGGTAGTGGGATGTCTCAATATAATGATTATTCTTGTCTTGGGATTCTTGGTTTTAATACTTCCGCTACGATGTGGATTTTAGATGCTTGGTTAGGCCGTGCCAAGGATGCGACCCTTTTGCGTTTGATATATGAGAAAGGATTGGCTTGGAGAGTAAATGTTTTAGGAATAGAAGCCGTCAGTATTCAAATGAGCTTTGCGGAGGCTGTCAAGGAATTTGTTGATGAGATGGATGCGAAGTTCCCACAACCTTGGCGGGCAAGAGTCTTTCCAATTACCTACCCCGCAAAGGTAACAAAGAGTCAGAGGATTCAGGGATTGGAATGGCGATTTCCTTCGGGGAGAATAAAGTATCCTGCTCATCTTGCAAATCAGTGGCCTTTCGACCAGTTATACCAGCAGACGGAAGATTTTACACCGGATTTGGCTCTGTTACCCCACGACGATGGGATAGATATGCTTTCGATGTCTCAATATGTCGTCAAGAATCGGGGTGGAAAATTTGTTAAGGAAAAAGGAAAACCAAGTTTACTGGAACGCATTAAGAGAAATATGCCCTTGATAAAAGGGACTCCTCTGCTTTCGGGAATTTCCTCCGCAGAGATTACAGATGAGATGCTTAATATCTTGAGTGAAAATGCCCGTAAGTCGGCTATTGACCCTAATAATCGCCGTGTAATTCGCGGCCAACGAAACATTGTAGGTTAGAGGATATACTTGGTGAGAAATGCTGGTATTTGCCGTTAAGATTTTGGTTCTTATTTTGTTCGTGGTTTATATCCTATATAGGGTAAAGACCATTATTAGGAAGCATATTGACAAAAATTGAATTTGTGCTATAATTACTAATATGAAAGGAAAGTCTCTATGAATATCGGAACTCTTTGGGTATTTTTAGCTGGGGGATTTGCCGTTCTTTCTTATATTCTGGTAATAATCCATTTACGGGTTGTTAATCGTCTTGCGGAGGTTAATAAACAGCTTATGATTCTTGTGGCAGGGAAAGAGACGAAACCAGAAGCATTGAGGGCATTGATGGCCTCAAGTAAACCTCCGCAGGGAAAACTTAGGGGAATTGCCGATGGAGGGAAAAAGGAAGATAAGTCAAAAAATACGGATTACACAATGGAAATTGGGGTTAATTGATGGCATTCAAATTTAGTTTACCAGAAAATATACCGGCCAATAAACAGCAAGTGGAGCAGATATTTCAGTATTTGGTATCTTCCGGTAAATCGAAAATGAACCCCATCTCGATTAATTGGTTGATGAACCATTACTATATGCGGGGGATTCGCAATTTCTCGAATATCAACTACGGAGGTGGAACTCTAAATGCTTCATATCTGGATGGGTCTGGGGTGCTTAAATTTAGGTATGAGGATATTGTGGCCAAGTATCAGGCTCAGCTTGGGAGATTGTTGACGATAAATCTGGCTCCCGCTGTATCGAGGAGGGGGAGTAGCCTTGATGGGTTGAGAAAGGCAAGTACGGCTCAAGTAGTTTTAGATTCGGCATTTCCACAAGAAAAGGTTTCTAAGTTAGCTTTGAATTCTTTCCCGCCTCTTCTCCATTATGGAACGATAGGATTTGGATTATGGGTAGAGGGGATAGATAGTATTGGGATAGAAGTTATCAATCCTTGGGAATTGATTCCGATTCCCATAGATGTAGCCACTCCGTCAGATGTTCGTGGATTGATGCGGGTTAGATATGTTCCTACAGATTATGTAAAAGGTCTTTCAATCACCCCGAGTAAAAGGTCGAAGGTTTATAAGGGAATGGAGGAATTGAAGGTTCCATTTGCAGATTTACCGGCTGATGTATCATCTAATTTTCAGGGGACAGCATCCCTTACACATAGTGGTGGGGGCTTCTTTATCCGAAGTGGTCAAAGTCAAGTTGAGACCCAATGGAAGGGACGACATACCAAGAAAGATAAGACACAGATGGAGGTCACCCTGCTTGTTGAGGTTTGGACGGAAACAACCGATGGGTATTTGGCGGAATATCTTATCTTTGCCGGTTCTTATGAGAAGTTAAAACAGTTGTACCGTTACGACCATTCTAAAAGTAAATACTATATGCCCGTAAAGATTGCACGAGATATTGTTGTAGGTGGTTTTTATGGTCGTTCTTTTATTGATACTCTAATTCCATTAAATACCGAAGCAGAATATAGTCTTAGCAGTCTTTTTCAGTCGGTAGCGGATTTTGATTTGTATGGATTGATGATGTGGCCTGCGTCTCTTGGCACTCCCCCAGAAGCTATGAGAGGTCGGGATGGAGTAAAGAGAATAACATTCGAGCCTGATTATACGACCCCAGAACTAAAACCTTATAATATAGAACCTGCTAAAATGATGAAACCCCAGGTAGATGCGGCGATGGTTGCAGGGAGTTTAATGGATAAGGTGTCAAACCAACCGACAGAAATGATGAAGGGAGGTGCTCCTGGGCGTGTAGATTCGGCATCTGGATTGGGTATGTTATATGAGACGAGCGGTATTCCTTTGTCTCCTACTGCCAAAAATGTTGCCGAAGCGGTAGCGGGAGTCTATCGTTCTATGCTGGGGATTTGTAGGGATATTTGGCCTACATCAAAAGTTGTTGAAATTAATAATCTTGATGATTCTTTGGCTGGTATCGCTTTCGATATGGAGACTGGTGAAATTAATTTGGCAAAAAATGCAATTCCGGCTCCAGACGAAGTAAATATCAATATCGCATCTGAGATTCCGATTTCAAAAGAGCAACAGAAATTGGAGTTAAAAGAAGCTCTCAAAGACCAAATAATTACTCTCGATGAATATAGTTTTAAGGTTAGGGAATTGGGACTGTCTTCTCCGGTTGGTAATGAGGTGGCTTACCAAAATTACCGCCGAGCCAAATTAGAAAACTTAGCATTATTCGGGGACGGAGAAACGCCAGGGAAAGCAATAGTTAGTGAAAGAGATATGCACATGATTCATAAAAGTGTCTTGGATGCTTTTATGGCGAGACCGGAATTTTATGCTGCTACTCCAGCAGTTAGAGATAAATTTATTGAACACTATGATGAGCACAATGTCGGCCTTGGAATCTTCCCCGAGGGTATGGAGCCTATGGAAGAAGCGGCAGAACTTGAAATGCAACCTCCGCAGGGAGGTATGCCTCCACAATAACAATAATCGAAAGGAAAAAAATGGCAACAGATAAAGATTCAACACTTATTGAGCGTTCCATAGATGGGGAACTTTGGAGAGAATATGAATGGGACGAGGTGAGATCGGATGAAAATGGTATTTTACATCGAACTGGAGAAAGAGTTACATATCACATTGATGGCCCAAAATCTTTATTTATACGTCCTGGGGGGAAAACTCATCGTATAGTTGATTCCACAGGAGTGGCCCACTGTGTTCCGGCGGTGGGTTTATTAGGTTGTGTCATCCGGTGGAAAAATCCTATTGGGGATAAACCAGTAAACTTTTAAGAAAGGGAAAAAATGCCAGAGCCAGAACCAAAAACAGAGCCGGTCGTAGAACCTAAAACCGAACCTAAAACAGAGCCAAAGACTGAACCAAAAGTCGATACTCATACGATTAAGATAGATGGCCAAGATGTTGTTTTGACCCTTGAGGAATTGAAAGAACGGGCCTCGAAAGCCTCTGGTGCAGATAAGCGATTTCAAGAGGCTTCGGAGCTTAAAAAAGCTGCGGAACGGGGGATGCGGATTGAAGAACTCACGAAGTCGATTTCTACAAGTGATAATCCGTCCGAGGCCGATATTCGAGAATATGCCGGTTTGATAGGTGTTGACCCTGCTGAATTTATGCAATACCTTAAAGAAGGTGATCCAGACCCCAAACCAGCATCTAAAGCCACGACTTCCGACTTCAATAAGCAATTTCAAGAAGTAATGGGAGCTTCTCCTGCGGAGGTTAAGGCTATTTTGGAGTTTTCACAACAGCGGCATGTCAATGATGCCAGGAAAGAAATTCGAGAAATATCGGACAAAGCGGTTGACAAAGATGAAATAATTGGTAAAATGATAGTAGGTGAGGACAGAGACGAAGTTCTTGCCGCTGTGAAAGATATGGTAGCTGAGGACGTTTTAAGGAAGATACAGGATGGTAAGCCGTTTGGGGCCGAGATGGTTAGTGCGACGGTACAGAGGGTACGGTCGCAGTTGACCAAACTTGGTATCCCAAAGAAATCCAACCAGCAACCCATCGTTTTGGGCCTGGGGCCGGGTGCAGGACTTTCATCTGAAATCCAAGCCGATGAACCAATCAAGCGAATTCCTTCTACGGAAGATGACCAAGAGAAGAATCTTATTGCAAGGTATCTTCAAAAGGCGGTTCACGCTGCTCGTAAAATGAAATAGGAATTTGCTGGTTGAAACCCTCAACTGACTGCATATTATTGTAAATGTATTTAGTTAAGGGATAATACGATGGCACAAGCGATTGGAGCATTGGATAACCTCGTCCGTGAGGAACTTCCAATGATGATTACCGAGGCTGGCCCTCAAATAGCTCCTGTGTTCGATAAAATTAAGCGGACGGCATTGGGAGTTAAAAAGCAGGAAGGTGTTGGCCGAGGATATAAAGTAATTCATCTTTACGAAACCGGCGTGGCTGGTTTGATTGAGTCGGCTGATCCACTTGGCCCGACAATGGAAACCATTGATGGGGGCATGATTCAGCGGTTAGACCAAACAGTAGCGACTCTGGAATCCGGTTTATCAATTTTCCCGAAGGCATCAGAATCGCCTCACATGGGCGATATAAAGAGGGAGCTTGTTCTCCATAAAGTTGTGGGGAACTTTAGTATTCCCGCCGCCTGGAAACAGGCTGAGTTGCTGAATGCCGCCCAGATTAAGAAGGTTGCAAGGGATATGAAAGC